GTTCACTTTAAGGAACTGTTTGCTCTTGATGGTAAACACGCAAATCTTACAGTGAATGATGTTCAGCGTCGTAATCGTATCGTCCGCCTTCTTGCTGACTGGGGACTAATTACGGTTGTTAAGGAAGACGCTGTAACTGATATTGCACCTCTTAATCAAATCAAAGTTCTTGCTTATAAGGACAAAGGAGATTGGATTCTGGAGCAGAAGTATAATATTGGTAAAAAGGGAAAGGCGGTAGAAACCGAATGATTTTATAGGGAGTTCAACACTCCCTTTTTTTATGTTTGTCGTATAATTAGTATTGGATGCCGAAAGGGTCCACAAAACACAAACTCGCTTTAAAAGGAGCTACCATAATGACTAACCTTATGCGTTATACTGCGTCGGATCTTCCTGCTTTGATGGACAGGATTACGCGCAACAGTATTGGAATGGACGAATATTTTGATCGTCTATTCAATCTTCACGAAACAACTTCTAATTATCCCCCATACAATCTTGTTCAGGTCAGTAATGTAGAGTCGAGATTGGAAATTGCACTTGCTGGATTTAAGAAGGAGGAAGTACATGTATACACAGAGTATGGAAAACTTTTTATCGAAGGACAAAAAGAGGATAAAGAGTCTGATACCAACTACGTCCATAAGGGACTGGCTCAGAGAAGTTTCAAGAGAGCATGGACACTATCAGATGACACGGAAGTACGAAAAGTCGTATTTGAAGACGGACTACTGACTGTAAAACTTGGTAAGATTGTTCCAGAACATCACACTCGCAGAGATTATCTCTAAATATGAGTGTATCGTCGGCGCATGAGGAGCACCTGGCAAAATCCAGGTTGACTCCTCCTTTTTTTATTGGTAGAATATCCTGAGGTATGGGAACAAAATGAATGACTGAAAAAGTATCTTCGGTAAAAATAATTAAAATAATATCTTTAACAAATAACCTTGTTCTTATTAGTCAGATTGAAGAAGTTGGTGCTGACATTGGAGAACCAGATTGTAAATTGATAAATCCATTTGTTATTAAATCGGGTAGAATGCTTGAACCATTTTTATGTGAGTACACAAAACAAAATGAGTTCATGATGAGTTCTGATAAGATTCTTACTCTTGCAGATCCAACTCCAACTCTACTTGAAAAATATGAGGATTTGATTAAAGAATGACACAAAACTTTTACACTAATGTTCAGTTGATTGGAAATCAGTTTTTAGTTCGTGGAGTAGAAAATGGCAAAAGGTTTGAGACAAGAGATGAGTTTTTTCCAACCCTCTTTGTAAAAACTAAAAAAGATTCTAAGTATAAAACATTAAGCGGTGAAGCAGTAGAACCTATTAATCCGGGAACAGTAAGAGATTGTCGTGAGTTCTATAAAAAGTATGATGAAGTAGATGGATTTGAAATCTACGGAAACGACAGATATATCTACCAGTATATCTCAGAAAAATATCCAGAAGATGAAATTAAGTTTGACATTAGTAAAATCAAACTCGTAACTCTTGATATTGAGGTTGCTTCTGAAGCAGGATTCCCTGATGTTGAATCCTGTTCTGAAGAAATTCTTGCAATTACAATCCAGGATTATACTACTAAGAAAATTATTACTTGGGGTGCTAAACCATTCAATAATAAACAGAGTAATGTTACTTATCACTATTGTCCAAGTGAATATGAACTTCTGAATAATTTTATTAATTATTGGATGATTGATGTTCCTGACGTTGTGACTGGTTGGAATATTCAGATGTATGATATTCCATATATCTGTAAACGTCTGAATCGTGTTCTTGGTGAAAAACTGATGAAGCGTTTTTCCAATTGGGGACTAGTTACTGAGGGTGAAGTCTTTATTAATGGTCGTAAGCACACAACATTTGATGTTGGTGGATTGACTCAACTTGATTATCTTGATCTTTATAAAAAGTTTACCTATAAGGCGCAAGAATCATATCGGCTTGATTATATTGCTGAGGTTGAACTTGGACAGAAGAAACTAGATCACTCTGAGTTTGATACTTTTAAAGATTTCTATACTCAGGGTTGGCAGAAGTTTATTGAATACAACATCGTTGACGTGGAACTTGTTGACCGACTGGAAGACAAGATGAAGTTGATTGAACTTGCACTTACGATGGCATATGATGCAAAGGTAAACTATGCAGATGTATTTTATCAGGTGCGAATGTGGGACAACATTATCTATAACTATCTCAAGAAGAGAGATATTGTGATTCCACCAAGAAACAAATCGCAAAAGAATGAAAAGTACGCTGGTGCATATGTAAAGGAACCAATTCCTGGTAGGTATGATTGGGTTGTGAACTTTGACCTTAACTCTCTATATCCTCACCTGATTATGCAATTTAACGTAAGTCCAGAAACTCTTGTTGACGAAAAGCATCCAACTGTAACAGTAGATAGAATCCTGAATAAAGAACTTACTTTTGAAATGTATAAGGATTATGCAGTATGTGCTAATGGTGCAATGTATCGCAAAGATATTCGTGGATTTCTTCCCGAATTGATGGATAAGATGTATCAGGATCGTGTCATCTTTAAGAAAAAGATGATCGATGCTAAAAAGCAGTATGAAAAAACCAAGAATAAAGAACTGGTAAAAGAGATTGCTCGCTACAATAATATTCAAATGGCAAAGAAGATTTCTCTCAACTCTGCTTATGGTGCAATTGGTAATCAATATTTTCGTTATTATAAACTTGAAAATGCTGAAGCAATTACTTTAAGTGGTCAGGTTGCAATTCGGTGGATTGAAGAAAAAATGAATGTATATTTAAATAAACTTCTTAAAACTGAGGATGTTGATTATGTTATTGCTTCAGACACTGATTCCATTTATCTCAATATGGGTCCTCTGGTTGAACGTGTATACGAAGGAAGAGAGAAAACTACTGAAAGCATTGTTTCGTTCCTTGATAAGATCTGTAAAGTGGAACTTGAAAAGTATATTGAAAGTTGCTACCAAGAATTGGCTGACTATGTAAATGCATATGACCAAAAGATGCAGATGAAGCGAGAGAATATTGCTGATCGTGGAATCTGGACTGCTAAGAAGCGTTATATTCTTAACGTATGGGACAGTGAAGGTGTTCGCTATGAAGAACCTAAACTCAAGATGATGGGAATTGAGGCAGTTAAATCTTCTACTCCAGCACCTTGCCGCAAGATGATTAAAGATGCACTGAAGATGATGATGAGTGGAACCGAAGATGAGGTGATTGAATTTATTGAAAATGCCCGAAAGAAGTTTAAATCACTTCCGCCCGAACAAATCTCATTTCCACGCTCTGCTTCTGATGTTCAAAAGTATAAGTCCTCATCTGACATTTATATAAAAGGAACACCAATTCATGTTCGTGGAGCACTTTTATTTAATTATTATATTAAAGAGAATAAATTAACAAACAAATATTCTCTTATTCAAAATGGAGAGAAGATTAAGTTTATCTATTTGAAGAAACCTAACACCATTCATGAGAATATTATTTCTTTTATTCAAGAGTTTCCAAAGGAACTTAACCTTGACAAATACATTGACTATGACTTACAATTTGAGAAAGCATTTCTAGAACCACTCAAGATTATCCTTGATGCGATTGGGTGGAAAGTAGAAAAGACTGTAAACCTTGAATCATTTTTTTCTTAATGGATTTACCTATCAATGATGAAGAACTGAATATTATAGTAAGTGCCATGCACCTTGGTGGAGATGTAGCACTTTATCAAAAACTTAAATTAGTGAAAGAACTTAGAGAGCAAGGTTTGCCCTATAAAAAAATACTTCGTGAAGAATACGGGATGGTAGCGTGATGGATTTTCTTAAAGATATTGTAAAAGAGATTGGTGATGACTTTACCAAGTTAGCATCAGATATTGATGAGACAGAAACTTATGTTGATACGGGTTCATATATTTTTAATGCACTGGTCTCAGGTAGTGTATTTGGTGGTGTATCTGGGAATAAGATTACTGCTATTGCTGGAGAGTCTTCTACTGGAAAGACTTTTTTCTCTCTCGCCGTGGTTAAGAACTTTCTTGATTCTAATCCCGATGGTTACTGTCTCTACTTTGACACTGAAGCTGCTATCACTAAATCTCTAATTGAATCTCGTGGGATTGATACTTCTCGTTTGGTTGTTGTTAATGTTGTTACTATTGAAGAGTTTCGTACAAAGGCACTCAAAGCCGTAGATATGTATCTGAAAGCACCAGAAGAAGACCGCAAACCTTGCATGTTTGTGCTAGATTCTTTAGGTATGCTCTCTACAACCAAAGAGATTACTGACGCACTAAATGAAAAAGAAGTTAGGGATATGACCAAATCCCAACTCATTAAAGGTGCATTCCGAATGCTCACACTCAAACTAGGACAAGCAAATGTACCGCTCATTGTCACAAATCATACATACGATGTCATCGGAGCTTATGTACCAACGAAAGAAATGGGAGGAGGTTCTGGACTCAAATACGCAGCAAGTACGATCATTTAT